GCCCCATCAAACACAAACAGCTCAGAAACCTCTGTATTGTCGTCTCTAGGGATGCCTAGTAAATAGAAGTCCTCAAAGACACCAGATGAGCATTTGTCGATATGTAGGTTGTTGACAGCGTCTAATTGATCTTCAATCTTGTCCGAAATTGGAACAGCTTGTGTACCAAGTGGAGCATCTAAAGCGGTTCTAGCCAATGCCCGTACACGTAACTCGTTGTCCAGAAAGTAGATAACGCCACCAAGCTCTTGAACAGAGTTCTTAGCAATTAAGCCATATCGCTCATCAATAACCTTACGAGACCATGTAGATGTGTCAGATGGGTCAGTGATAATCAATTCTTCGATACGGTTGTTCATGAACACGATCAATTCTTGATTACGATAACCCTTGAGTTTAACTACCTCTGAATCTCCCGAACCCTCACCTAGCTTCTGAGCCTGTGTAGAACGGTTGAATATGTCGTCTAATAGTCCTGAGTAATGTACCCATGACTTGTTATCCACATCGTTGACAAATAGTCGATTAAGGAAATACTCGCCAGTTGTATGCTTAGGTATAGAAGTCGCACCTGAGGCAATTGAGCTTACGGCTAATGCTGTATCAAATACGTCAACGTCGTCTGTACCATTAGAATAGAATACTTTATTCAATCCCTGAGTAAATTCACCAGATAAATCAGCGGTGTAACCAGTGGCCCTCAAAGATGCAACTCCAGCAGATGAGACAGAATACACCTCATCACCAATAGCTTGCATTAATACATGACCACTACCATCATCAGGACGGAACTTACTAATCGCTCTACATGCGCCAGACGCTCCAGTTGCCTCAGAGAATGTGTCAGTACCGCCACGCTTCTTAACAAGTCCAGGGTCACAAAAGTAGTTCTTAAGCTCTTGCGCCTCATTGTCTTGAATCTCAGTAGCAAATGACTGCGTATTCAATCCTCCAGACTGATCCTTAACACGAATCAGCAATGGGAACTCTCTCATTCTATCTTGATCAGCCATTATGAATTAACCACAGATATTCTGCCATTGTTGAAATGACCACGATGTATTCTACTAGTGCCAGGACCCATAGGTAATGATTGCTGTACAACGTTTGATTGCTGGAAATAGCTACTTAACATTGATGAACGTATACCCGCAGCCCTAGCTTCATGAGCGCCAGCTTGGTTATACTTAGCTTGAGACTTTAATATCTCAGCCATTGTCAATTCAAATACTACTAAATCAGCATCGTTAATCTCAAAGCCATCATCGTCATCAATCAAAGGTGTAACACGCTTCTTATAAAAGATACTCAATGTATCATTGGCCTGTGTCACATCTTGGAATCTGAATACTTGGTAACGAGAATCATAGTTGTGATTAGCGATTACAGCAAGTTCCTTAGATGAGGTAGTGCCAGTTATGGTAATATGTCCAGAACGTGAACTATCTCTAGAACTTGACGAGGTGCTGATACGTGTGATTCGTGAGAATGTATTAGCGGTTGCTACTGAAGATGTACCATTTAATGTAACTGATTCACTAACTTCATCGCCACCAACTAGTCCCCAAACTTTAACAATCGGGGTAGTGTCACTAGCATCTGAAGATACCATAGTCAATGTCTCAGAAACTTGCATCTCACGCTTAACTGGTGAACTACCAAGTAATGTACCCTCATACATTTTAGACTGAGTATCAAGTTGGTCAAAGTTACGGGCTAGAAACATACCAGCATCGGTATTACCAATCCACTCTTTATTAGCGTCAGCAACCGCACCCTTCAAGGTTTGAACATGATAAGGCATGTGAACATGAACCTCACCAGCTACGGCTGTAACTTCAGCTTGCTCAAGTCTCCAAAGGTCAGGCCAATCAAATCCATTGGCTAACTCAGAATACTTCCTATTTATTGCATTCTTGATATGGGTCTGACGGTCTGCGGAACTATCCTGAACCATCTGGCCTATCTCAGTGTACATTGCTTTAAAACTCATGCCCATTATGTTCTCTCCTTAAAGTTTCACGCCTTTAGCTACAGCATCTAGTCTGTCTATAGTTGAAACGTTGTCATTAATAGTGAAGCAAAGACGGTCTGTAGTTCCTTTGATTAGTGGGATGCCCCAACGGAAACCATAAGAAACTGTGAAGTCTATTTGTGGTACATATGCTTCAGATGTTCCCTCAACATTACTAGCTTTGAACGAAGAAGTACCCGTACCAAACGAGGGATTAAAGTCAGCCATTTGAACAAAGTCAAAATTAGACTTCAACGCAGTACCCATAGAAACAATCCCTAATACATTAGATTTCCATTCCAAGTTACAACCGTTAGATAGGGCAGTTATATTGCCAAACTTGTTCATGGTTGCTCCAGCATCAGCTATGGTGAAAGCTAGTGTTTTAACCCAGATGTCATAGTCTGGACTAGCTTCTATATAGAATAGCTGTGGAGTTGTTGCCCCATTCACCAACATATCAGTAACTCCAGCATCGTTAGCCATGAATTGTCTAAATGGCAGAAGGTACTCAGATTCACCTTTAGGTGGGTGGTCGTGTACTATGGTTTCCATAGCACCTTCAGACACACGAACAGCGTTATTATCCTTACCTACTACCTGTATTTGATTAGTCATTAAACGTCTTTAGCATCTTTCAAATAACCAATCAAAGCTATATAGACATTAGCTCCACCTGATGTGTTAAGGTCAATAGTAACACCCATTGATGTGCCTTTAGGAACTTCCATAGGGATAGGGAACTGATTACGTCCTTCAGCTAAGCCAATAATAGCATGACCAACACCGCCAGTTAAAGTGCCACCATCTTTACCTTTATAAACTAGTGAGTCGTTGCCTAGTACATTACTAGACCCACCATTTGAGTTAGATTTGTAGTCTACTGCGGTAGCATCTGAAATAATATCTCCACCAGTAGGGTTCCATGTCACTGTAGCCAAACCAAAGTCGGTTACTGTGGCTGATCTTTGTCCCATAAAAACAACAAGACCATCAATAACATAGTCAGTGTCCTCGCCATTCTTAAAGTAAAGCATGGCTGAAGCTGATGAACCAGTTAAAGCTACTAATCCTGTGTTGATATTATACGCATTACCCTTTGTGTTAGCTGCTTGAAGTTCAGTTTCAGTAATTGAGAATGTGTGTAAATCTTGGTTCTCGTCTACGTGCGCTGCTGTGCCTGATGTGGCATCTCTAATTATAGTCATCTTCTAAATCCTCTTTCGTAAATACCTCACCAGACTGCTTTTCCATGTGCAGTAAGATAAGTTTTAATGTTTCTGTTTGCTCTTGTATTCCCTCTAATATTTCTGGGTCTGTAAAAACTGGTACTCTGCCATCCTTAAGAACTCCAGGTACTACATATTCACTGTTAATATAGTCGTAACTAATATTAAGAGTTCTCTTAGCCATAGCCTGATCATTATGTTCTCTACGTTGAACTTCATGAGTTCCTAAATGCCCTTCATCAGCCATTACTCATCACCTAACATTCCAAGTAAGCCATTGATATTAGCTTTGAACTTAAGGTAGCTACGAATATCAGCATCCCGATCGCCTGTAGCAAACTTGGTCCGACTAGCTCTCATGGCCAACATCTGAAACTGCTCTGCCTCTTCTGAATTAAATTCCTGTTCCAATCTCTCATTGACAGATTCAGGAAATACAGACTGAGGCTTAGCTTCAGTAGGTTGCGAAACGGGAGCAGATACATTCATACCTGCCCCTGTTAGTGGATTAACGTCACTCATTATACTGCGAGTGCCTTAGTTAGTGATGTGATGTACAAAGTTGTACCGTCACTGTAACCTTGGAGAACATCAACGGCATTAGCACCAGTTGATAAAACGCCATCAGTACCACCAGCCCAGAAGAACTTATCGCCCCATGTAGCTAGTCGTGAACCAGTTGCATCTTGCGTGATGATAAACGTGTAAGTCGCACCAGCCGTCATATTAGTTGGATTGTCAAACGTTCTACTACCTTCCAATGTCACTGAGAAATCTTCAGAAACACTACAATCAGTAGCAATATTAGCACCATCAGTTAAAGCTGTAATACCATTAACTTGACCAACGGTAATATTAGTTACCGAGCCAGCACTGTCAACCTTCTTAAAGTTGTTATCTGCATTGTCAATATAAAATGCAAATTGTCCTGCGGGTGGTAAAATATCACTGTTCGCATCTGGAGCAGCTATACCACCATAAAATAATCCTTGTACACTCATCTTGTCACCTTCTCTGTTTTTCTGCCTACACCAGAACGAAATTCGGTATTCCATTCACTAGCGATCTTTTTCCATGTAAAGTTCTTCTTAGACCAATCCTTCATTTCTGAACGAATGGCTTTCTGCTTTTCTTCGTTGCCAATCATATCGATTAACTCTGCTTTAAATTCTTCTGGGTCAAATTCGGGAACTTCATATTCACCCAACTTAACACCAAACTTAACAGTCTCATTCAATGCAGCGTAGTTACTACATACAGGTATAGCTCCCCCCGCTTGCATCTTCATCGCTGTTATACAATTGGTCTCCCCAAAATGCGTCGGGTAAGCCCACACCCCAGAAGATGATATATGCTCTGCCAAGACATCCTGTCCCACTGACCCGTAGTAAGTTACCGAGGGGTCGTTCTCCATCTGGTCGAGTAGGTCCTGTTTCCATTGCATCATCTCCTTATCGTTCTTATAACGTAGGTCAAACCATTTGTTAAATCCGTAGAAGACTTTTAATTTAGCATCAGGTCTAGCTTTAACAACCTCAGGCCAGTAACTAAGTAAGGTATCCAAACCTCTATCTGGTGATGAAGCGTAGATGACTGTATTAGCGTCATTATCGCCATCCACCACTAAGAAGGGGTCAATGCCATTACTTGTAATCATAACCTTCTCATCGGCTACCCAAGGGGCTGTCTGACGGTGTGAGTTAGATAGGAACATAACTCTGTCAATCTGCTCCATAATCTCTTCACTATAATAAGGTTCCATACCATCACATAGGTCATGATTCCATAGCCAAGTCTGTCTGCCTCTAGGAGCATTCTTAACTAGGTGTGGGTGTCTCCATAATATACATAGATCAACCAAGTCGTTAGGGTTAGAAGCAGAAGCTTGATACCAATTAACACCATCAATCTTTCCTTCGTTAGTGCAGTTATTATAAACCTCAACAGTCCATCCCAAATCGGCATATTCCCTAGAGATATTAATGACAGCTTCTTCACTACCTCCAATACCTTGTTTGATTGATTCTGGTCCCCATTCCTGTGTATCGTCAAAGCCACAGAAAATAGCCACAACCTTTTTACCATCAGGTCTATCTTTAGTTTGGTTACGATAGAACGGTGGATACTTAGCGATTGATGTAGGTATTGAATCATATATCGCCTGTCTCTCTTCCTCAGGGGTTACTTCTATAATCTTTTCATAACTCTTAATAAGATCAAGGTCCCTTAATTCTTTAGCGCAGAAAGCATCAACAGCTTCCCAGTCCTTAATACGAGCTGGCATCTTTTGTCTTAACAAGCGAGTACAACTCATCGCTTTCTCAAAACTACCCAATTCGACATAAGCACGTTGTAATAGAATCAATGGTTGAACTTCAGTAGTCATAGGGTTGTGAATCATGCCATCACTTAAAGTCTCAGCATCATTAAAAATAGTAACCCAGTGAATTACATCAGTCCACTTCTTATCTAAAGCAGCTAACTCAGCCAGTGATAGATAAGCCATATTAGCAGTTGGAATCATCTCAACAGCTTTAAGGCTCATAATCTTAGCCATGTCTAACATTCCAAGTTCTCTATATATAGTATTCATTCTTAGAGTAACTTGGTATTTTTCTTCATCCCATGTAGATTGCTCAAGGTAAATTGCGAACTGCTCTAAAGCTTCCTCAAGTCTACCTACCTCAATCAGTGAATTACCGAAATACATGTTCATACGTTGATCGCCACCTTCAGCAACAATACGCTCTAACATGGTTACATTTCGCATTCCACGATCTGATGATGTGTCATCCTTAATATTATTATGAATGATATATGATACTTCACGATCTAAGTCGTAGAAGTTACACTGTCTCACAGGTGATAAAACCTCATGGATAGGTGCATTCTTATTCCATTCACAATAGCCATTACGAACAATACGCTCTCTTGTATGGCGTGTAGTACATTGACCGTCAGCGTTGAACTCGTAATCATAGTCCATACGGATGATGTCAGCACCTTCACTATCCCAATACTCAATAGCTTCACGTAGCTTCTGAGGCTCATGAATCATGTCATCAGCATCAATCCACATAACCATGTCACCAGTAGCCATAGCAAAGTTCTGATTGCGGGCCTCTCCAAATGAGCGTAAGAACCCATCTTCGTGCATTAGCGTAGGGTCGCATTCATGTTTTAACTCACCATTAAACTTCAGTCCTTTAATAAGGTCAGCAGTTGGTTGGTGTTCCACAGTCTGTAACAAACAAACCTCATCTGCAATCTGGTTAACAGAATACAGAGTATCACTCAATCGTTCATCACATCTACCTAGAATCATACATACACTTAGTTTCATTGGTTCTTCCCCAAGTCTACGAAAGATTCATTTCGTTCTGTAGGGGCGAACTTAGGCGCAACTCGCAAGATAGCTTTATGTACCTGCTCATCATGCACCCAGTCGCTATGTGTTAAACGCTGAATTATATTAGCCAACTTTACGGGTATCTCCAACTTGTGCCTAAGGTCGCCATTAACTGACATACCGTTGGGATTAAAGAAGCCGTCTTTTTGTTCTTTAAGATGGATGAAGTAACCTTTAACCTCGTCCTTATGCTTAAAAAACCATTCTCTAAATGCTAAGTCAATACATGCCTCCAGATTTGCACCTGGTACGAATGTTTGAACACCGTCGGGGAGTTCCATAAAATCCTTTCTAGGAAGCTAACATGCCATAAATAACGGCATTAGTTTGTGAAGTTGATGCGGTAACTGTAAATGATTGAAATGGAGATAACTCAGGCATAAACCTAGCAATCTCTGTGTCTGTACCGTCACCCAATGTAATAACAGTAGTACCATCAGCGCCATAAAGCTCAAATGTCTTACCGTCTTCTTTAATCTGTATTGTACAAGTTCCAGCCGCAGATAGATCAATTAGTAAACCAACGATGGGGTAGTCACCATTGATAGTAATAGTATCTGATACTGTGCCATCAAAATCAGCGTCAAGGGTAATAAGCCCTGTGTTCTTTTTGATTGCCTGCTGTAACCCGCCTTGTGGTCCTTCTAAACTCATGTCTCTATCCTTTTGTTAAAAATAGGGAGGAGCGATTAAACCCCTCCCAATTAGTTATGAACCTGTGCGTAAACCAGCAGCAGCTTCGTTACCGAACTCAAGTGTCAATTCACCCAAGATTACGATGTCGATGCTATCAGCAGTCTCAGCAACACGCTTAGTGATTACCGGTCTCAACCAAGCCTTAGCGAAAAGGTCTCTGTCAAGTACAGCGATAGTGTGTTCACCAGCACTGTTAGGCATGTCACGTGAAGTCTGAACCGCAACAGTAGAAAAGTCAGATTCGTACATTGAGATGACGTTCTGTACTTTCTTCTCGCCTTGGTTAAAGTTCTTAGTGGCGTTACCAACAAAGCTAGAAATTCTACGCTTCAAGTAACCATGACAAAGAACATCACGTGGCTTACCACCACTGTCCCAAACGTCTTGTAGCAAGTCGTTAAAGATAGTTTCAGTAATAGTTACACCAGATACAGATGATACGTTACTAGTAACAGCATTCAACAAGCCGTTCATACGACGGGCTGTGTCAGAAGCGTTACCAGAAGCATCAGAGCCACGAAGCAATGCGTGTTCTGCGTCTGTCTTCCACTCAATCATGCGCTGTTCCATTTGGTCTGAAACCAAGTCAGAGATAGCGTGACGAGCTGTAGCCTGTGAAGTACCAGAGATACGAACATCTTTCTTGACGATCTGTGTCAAGTTTTCTGCACGTGTTGGCAACACAGGAGCGGCAAAGGTGTATGATGCACCCTCAACAGTAGCGTTATCCGCACGTGTTGATAGTGAACGAACCTGCCATTCGTGTTTAGGACTGTTTGAACTACGATCAGCGATCATGTTGTAGAACGGTGTGTCCTCAGGTGTGATTTGGTAAATGATATTTGTGACATCTTCTGCAATAGAAGTATCACCGTAATGTGTGCCTAGGGGCATTTTCTATTCTCCTCCAAAGCCCTTTACCGTACTTAGCTTAGATAGCGCACTCTTTAAACTACCCTGTCCTGCTTGGTTACTGCGCCTTAAAGAGCCAGCTTCCTTTAGGTAAGAGTTTAAGTCGTCAGAGTTATTACCATTAACAGCACGATTATTGCTTTGTAAATTGTTATCGTTTATGTTTCGGTTTTTCTCTACTCTATCGGACATTGATGTGCCTTTCGCTTGTTTCTTAAGGTATTCGTTTTCAGCTAGCGCAACAGCTAGAACTTGGTTAACATTGACCCCACGATATTCGTCGGAATCTAAATCGCTCAAGAAGCTTACGGCATTGTGATAATACTCACCCGTTTGATCTTGTAGCTTGTCACCAGACAGAGATGCGATAATGTTATTAGTCATTGCTTGATGTTGTTGCTGAGTAGTCATTTGAGCTTGTTCTTCTTTGAACCCTCTCAACTCCTCTTGCACTAACTTACGTTGCAATTCTAATCTCGCCTCTGGCAAGTGTTGCTCTAATTCAGGATCACTCTCAGCTCTTTGTATAAACGAGTTAAGCCCGTTTACGTCCAAGTCTTGAATGGTCTTAGGCTGGTCATTAGAACGCATGTTTTCATACGCTTCCGCAGTAGCCTGAGCCTGAATATACTTCTCTTCGAAACCTTTAGATTTAGCAGTTAGTTTATCAATGCGTTTCTGCATTGCTTTAAACTTTGCATCATCTTGTCCCTCATTACCATCTACGTTATCTTCAGGTGTAAAAGCGTCCTGTGTGTTTCCATCAACGTTGTCTTGAGGTGTTGAAGTAGCCTCTGTTTCCATCACAGTTTCATCAGACTGGGGGGTGTCTGTTGGTTGTGAAGCGACCAAATCTTCGAATCCCATAAATATCCTTTCTAGATACCTTTTGTAATCGGACCTTTAGCGTCTTCCACTTTGTCCGTAGTGTTAATAATCTTAGTGTTTTCTGAAATCTTCTGGAGACCACCATTAAGAGGACGTAGGTTATCTACTACCTCAATACTACATGATTGTCTTGCCTGTGAAGATTGAATGTTAGAACCTGCCATTTTGACTTCCTCTCTGCATTGCTTGCATCTGCTGTTCTGTTCCCTCTAATACTTGTTTTAATTGCATCTCGTAACTTACGATACGCTTATCTACAGAGGCGACAATTTCCATCCACGCTCTGAAATCTGCTCTGGTCTGAATCAAGTCAATGTCTTCACCGTACATAAACTTCGCAAGGTGGGCATTCATCTCTTGATACGCAATCTCAACTAAGGCCTTATGACCCGCTGAGTTCTTATACTTCTGAAGTGTTACTACACCTTCTGCTAATTTATCTTCATTCGTCATTAAAGATTAACTCTCTGAGCGCCACCATTAGGTGACTGCTTCTCCATTTGTTTCAACTGATTTTGTAACTCGCCAAGTGGCATTGGTCTATTCTCATCTACCGCTGCTTGACCCGCTTGCGCTTGAGCCTCTGCTTGTTGTTGGGCTTGAGCCTGTTGTTGCTCAGCCTGTATCTGCTCTTGAGACTTGGGCTGCATAATACGTTGACTGGAGATGAAATCTGTTTTATTCAGTACATCTTTAATAGCTACACCCATATCGATGTTATAGCCTTGGGCAGCAGCCTGTAACAGACCAGTCTCCATCAACGAAGCTAAAAATGTTATTGATTCCTTAGCCTTAAATAATTCGGCTTCAGGATTAGTGTTAGAGATAGTCCCAACTGGAACCATATCAAACTGTCCATTAATCTCATGTTTTGAGTAATGTCTCAACTGACCATCTGATAGAGCAATGGTAAATTTGTCATCACCATATTGCATCCACAATGCCCAGATTTGTTCATACACCTTCTTCATAGAGCGTTGAAAGCGTGATACTCGTAACGATGTAGCAGCTTGCTGAATACCTTGGATAGCAGATACTTCCTGTGCTGTACGAGCTTCTGAACGCTGTTGTCTAAACGCTGTATCAAATGAGCCAACCAATTGCTCACCCCAAAACTTAAGATTAACTTCCTCGTTATCAAAGCTATGCTCTTTAGTCTGTACCTGTACCTGTTCAAAGTCTTGCATGTTCATAACAGGAATGAATTGACCTGGAATCCATCTGACTTGATTTGGGTTAAAGTTAGAACTAAGTCTATACTTAAAGGTTGGGTTGTTACTAATTGTCATCGCATTTAGTTTGTTACGGTGGTTCTGAGTAATAACGTTATCGATATCATTCAGTATCTCGCCGAAACCACGTGGCGAATAGTAGCGACCATCAGTAGCTTCATTGTCAAATTTGACGTAAGGCCATTGACCATGCTCATGTGGATGTTCCATGAAGCGAACAATAGTTTGTGAATCGGGATGATAAATCAAGAGACAGCGTTCTTCAACACCATCTCCATCAATATCAAACAAACAACTAACTTCCTTCATAGGAATGACACCACGACGAGCGGTAGCAGAAAGACCTTCTCTATTTTTTCTCTTAGTATTCAACTGGGAAGTCTTGACATTCTCTTGTTCATCGTTTCCTTGGATAACCCCTGGAGCATCATCACCAGCCTTAGCAACCTCGCTAAGAATCTTCTTGACAGCAGCGGCATCATACCAGCCAGTCTGCGCTTTCTTTCTCATGTCGTTAACAGTGTCGTCAAACAGTTCTGTTAATCGTTCTGAATCTTGAATACACTTAGCGCCCTCTTCAGGGTAAATCTTTGAGTTGTCAACAAGTGAAAAATGTGGAGCGTCACATTCAATAAAGGTGCGACTAATCTGAATACTCTCTTGTTTCTCTTTAGGTATCCAGTTCATAATGCGTTCAATAGCAATCTGGTCAACTCTGTCGTTAGTGTTAAGGCCCCAACGTTCAGCGATAAAATCACTCATGTTAATTTCAAAGTCTTCTAAGGTAAACGGGTTGCCCTGTGCATCTTGACCTTCCTCTAGGAATACATGTAGCAAAGCGAAACCTTGCAATTCTTCCTGTGAAATCTCTCTACGGTAGACGGTTTCCTTCTTAACCGATGTGTTATACTCGTAAGTAATCTTACCAATAGCATAGCCATACATGCCAATACCATCAGTGATCATCTCAACAGTTTCTTTGAATCCACGCATTCGGGTCTTCAGTAACCATTCCATTGTATTCTCAGCAGCATCAGTTTGCTCATAAGCCTTAGCTGATAAAGCCTTGAATGACACAATAGGAGTAGTCTCAACGAGTTGCATTAATGGAGCTTTAGACTTACTCACTTCTGAATCAATCAAAGGCATGTTAATGTTTGAGCTACCAGGCCAAGGGTATTGCGGGTCTTTATCTAAAGTGCCGTAACGTCTGTCATACCAATGAGATAACCTCTGTTGGTGACTGTTAACAGCGTTGATATCTTGCTGAGTGTTAGCCTCAATATTTTCCAGAAAGTCCTTAATCTTCTTAGATGAAGATTCGATATCCTTCTCTTTTTCCTTAGCGATAGGATGGAGTTTAGTCTCGTCGTTTAGTTTAATTTTTTTGTCAGCCAATTATCTGTCTCCATATAGTAATGACATCTTCCCAACGGTTGAATTTAACCTCAGACATCATCTTTCTTCGCTCATCTTCTCTGTCTTTATTATCAAGCACCTCTATGATAGTCTTTAAGTAATCTTTTTTCAAGCACTTTTTCCCAAATTGTACAGTATCTTGTAGTGCCATGTTTGGGATGACACAAGGTGTAGTGCCGTACATCTGTGCTTTGATAGCGGTAATGCAGTATCTTTCAGCTCCTAAACAGGGATATGCCAGTATGTCCGACTGGTGATAAAGGTCAACCATCTCTTGATTTGATCTACGTTTATACTTTGAATAAGTCCTAACTAATGTAGCGTCAGGGTGCGCTTTTAGCACTTCAGGCCATATACCCTCTAAGAATCCCAATCCTCGGTCTGGACTAGATGCGTATAAACATTGCTTTGGAACCCGCTTAACGTCAGATGTTTCATACGGTATTCCAGGCTCAATGTAACTTATCGGACGATAGCCGATGTTAAGGGATTTTAACTCCTGTTCATGCCAAGGTCCAAGCGCAAACATACCATCACACAACTGTCTTTGTACGGCATTCAGCTTCTCAGGGTCGGCAGTCCATAGGAATCTTTGGTCAAAATCCTCTAGATATAGAGCTTCAGCGTCCTTAAAGGCGATTAGGGTTCCATGCATCTTGTTTGTTTTTAAAAATTTACGGTCATAATAGTTTACGATATCACCGCTCTCAGTGATGTCAGTATACCTTTTACCATCGCAAGAGCAGTAAATGTTAACGTTACCATGTTTAGCTAGTTCACGTGAAAATTCAACAACCATCGACTCACTGCCATTACAAAGTCCGTTGTCGTAATCTGTTGCTGTCCAAGGGTTTGTGTCATTTACAACTATAGTTATGTCCATATTTTTCCTTGAAATCCCAGAGTCCAGATTCTATTTTAGATATAGTGTGGAGATCGTTTATAAACATATAAGGGTCTTTATCATTTTTAGTTAGGTTACAATGTTGACAAGCGGGAACCATGTTCCACGGGACCGTTCCAGGGTTGTTGTCCCAAGATATAGGTATGTAATGGTCCATGTGCTCATATTTACCATTGCAATAAACACACTTTTCTCCCCAAAAAGATAAGATTTCTTTCTTAATTTTAATAGACCATATAACTGGCTTCTCAAGCTCCTTAGAGCGTCTCCTGTGCCAGCCAGCATTCTTCATAGCCCGAACCTTATCCGGATTATTCTTTCTCCACCTTTCATCAGAAGACTTCATAACGTCAGGATTCTCTTTGCGGTATAAGCGCATTCTCTCCAGCATTAAATCTCTTTTTTCGTAATAAACCACACGTCTTCTTTTTGCATTTTCTTCTTTATTAGAATTGTGCCATTTCCGATAAGCCGCTTTAACAGCTTCCGGATGGGTTTTCCTACGGTTACGAGCGTACTCACGTTCACACTCGCGACACTTGTAAACCAGTCGTTGTTTAGTTTTGCAAAAACGAAAGTCCGAAAGCCCCTTTTCTAAGAGGCATCCGGAACATTTCTTACTCTGGTTTGACAAGTGGTACTATACTATTGTTCATCCCAGGAACTTGCTTATTCACATTTGAACCAGCGCCCTGTTTAACCTGTTTAACAACCGAATCAGTCTTATCGACCAATTTACCAGCTTTATGTAGGCCAACGTCAGAAACGCCCTCTTTTGAAATATTGCTTCCCATTACTCTTCCTCTCTTAATGTATTCTGCCCGTATGAGTAGGCGACCATATTATATCAGATTCAGGCGCTAACCACACAGGTTTTTTAATTAAAGTGTATCTTACTGTATCAGCAAAGTCTTTCCACTTTTCATGCGGGACCTCAGATGCTAATTCCTTCGATTTTTTCTCATCCCATGTATATCGATTCATAGCCGTGTTGATATTCCAGCACTTCTCAGAGACAAATACTTTAGGGCTGTTCTTAAAATCAACCGGCTTATCAGGGTCGTAATGCAAATAGTTCCTTACCTCCCTGTGACCTTCATGTAATTTGTCATTGATCTCAGCGTCGAAATAAAGCCCATGTTCGCCAAAGTCATCAATAAGGGTCTGTCCTGCATGGTCATTGGTTTTACGTGGTGTCTTGCCCTTGTTAGGGTCAATGAAGCGGTATATCAGTCTTGACCGACAAGCCCTCTCTTCTTCGAGTATCATATCAGCGTAATTCTTAACAGTCAAATCGCAAGACTTGTGGTCAGGCATTAATATCTCTGGGTCGTTAGGATACTCTTTATAGAAGTAAACATCGTTATCAGGGGTGATGAAGAAGTGAGCAACAGCAGATGGTCGTCTATCATGTGGGTCAACGCAAACTCCATAAGTTACATTTCCAAGTCTCAACTGAGCAATCTTCTCTTCAGAGACTAAATGTACATCCTCTGTGTAAGTTGGGTAAATCCGTCCTAACAAGTGAGTGAACTTGCCATGAATACGAGCCTGAACCTCATGTGGGTCTTTACGCTCTGTCTCTTTCTTAAGAGCTTCCTTGTCTTCAAGTGCCATCCAGTCAACTTCTTCTGAGAACAAGTCGCAAGTAGATAG